CACGATAGCGCACGTCCAACAAACTGTAGGCCGGTGTCGCGGTCGCGAACGCGTAGCCGTCGACCGTCACCGCGCCGAGATCGACATACCGGTACGCCGAGGCATCCAGCGCACCGACCGGGTATTTCGCCCGCGCCGCGCCTGCGACGATCTCCAGAGACTCTTCGGCGGCACGCCAGACCTCGGCGCGCTCGCCGATCAGGACCGCAGCGTCGCCGGTGTGGGCGAGCACGACGTCGCGCCACGGATGCGGGTACGCCAGCACTGTGCGGACATGCTCGTCGGAGGCGTCGCGCTCGATCTCGATCTGAATCGCTTGGAGCGCGGCATCCGCGCCGCTGGTCACGACGAACCGATCGGCTAAGAGCGGACTGCCCACGCCTTCGTCGTGGCCGTAGAGATCCGCATCGGTGAGGAGCGCGACGCCCTCCACCACCGCCGTCGGCGGGCTGACCTGACTCGCGGGTCGCGCGATGACGGACCCGTCGGGTGCTGATTCGAGCACGCCCCCGACGGCCGCGACGATCTGTCGGCAGAGCTCCAGCGGGGTGGCCTCGATTGCGCTCGCCGCGCTCGGCAATGCCCAGTCCGGCAGGGACCACGCAATGACTTGGCCCAGCAACGCCTCGCAGGTTGCCCGCGCCAGCCCGCACGGGCCGAGCGCCCGCGGCACGGACCAAGGCGCGCCATGCAGCGCCAGCGGCGAGACCGCCTTGACGCGGTAGCCGGCGGGCCGCTCGCGGAGCTTCTCGTCGATGATCAGCGCCCAGACGTCGTCGCCGATCCGGATCTCGATCGCGGCGCCGATGGCGAGCCCCGCGTACTCCCCCGCCTCGGACAACTCGACATCCGCAAGCCAGAGCGCGGAGCCTTGGTCCGCCGTCAGCCGCACGCTCAACGGCGCCGCCTCGCCGCCCGCCCACCGCAATGCCGGGCTGGGATACAGCACCCGCACCTCGCCCGAGGCGGCCGAGGAGACGAGCACATGACGGGCGCGGATCGGGTTGGTGCCGGAGAGCTGTGCGGGCAGGTAGTGACTGGCGCCGACCGGCGCGATCTGGGCCGACGGAGCAGACAGCCGGGCCGGCACCCGGAGCGACGCGCCGTGGTCCAGCGCGTGGCGCGCACGACGGGGCAACGTGGGGCCGGCGCCGACGTGATGACTGGCGCTCACGGGCAGCGCCGAGCGGGCGAAGGCGGAGATTCTGGACCGCACCCACAACGACCGACCGGCCGGAGCGGCATGCCGCGCCGAGACCGCGACGGCCTGCCCGGAGGCGGCAAGGTGCCGATAGCCAAAGGTCATGGATGGGCCGGCGAGCAGTGCATGCCGACGGACTACCACCCGCGCAGAGCCGGCGGCGAGACCGTGCCGACAAGCCACGACGTGAGCCGAGCCCGCGGGAAGCTGATGCCGTGCACCGAGACCGACGGCGGAGCCGGATAGCTCCGCATGTCGACGAGCGACCTTCAGAGCCGAGCCGGCGGCGAGACCGTGACGGCGGGCGACGATCCGAGCCGAGCCCGCCGGGAGCTGATGCCGTGCACCGAGACCGACGGCGGAGCCGGACAGCTCCGCATGCCGACGCGCGACCGTCCGAGCCGAGCCGGCGGCGGTTTGGTGCCGGGCAACAAGGCCCGCGGCCGAGCCGGCGCCAAGACCGTGACGGCGGGCCACGACCCGAGCCGAGCCCGCCGGAAGCTGATGGCGAGCCTCGAGACCGACGGCGGAGCCGGACAGCTCCGCATGTCGACGGGCCACCGTCCGAGCCGAGCCGGCGGAGGCTTGGTGCCGGGCAACAAGGCCCGCGGCCGAGCCGGCGCCAAGACCGTGCCGGCGGGCGACGACCCGAGCCGAGCCCGCCGGGAGCTGATGGCGAGCGCCAAGCCCGACGGCGGAGCCGGACAGCTCCGCATGCCGACGGGCGACCGTCCGAGCCGAGCCGGTGGCGGCTTGGTGCCGGGCAACAAGGCCCGCGGCCGAGCCGGCGGCGAGTCCGTGCCGACGAGCCACGATCCGAGCCGAGCCAGCCGTGAGCTGATGCCGCGCACCGAGACCGACGGCGGAGCCGGACAACTCCGCGTGACGGCGCGCGACCGTCCGAGCCGAGCCGGCGGCGGTTTGGTGCCGGGCAACAAGGCCCGCGGCCGAGCCGGCGGCAAGACCGTGACGGCGGGCGACGATCCGAGCCGAGCCCGCCGGAAGCTGGTGACGACCGACGAGACCGACGGCGGAGCCGGATAGCTCCGCATGCCGACGGGCGACCGTCCGAGCCGAGCCGGCGGAGGCTTGGTGCCGAGCGACGAGGCCAAGCGCAGAGCCGGCGGCGAGACCGTGCCGACGAGCCACGATCCGAGCCGAGCCAGCCGTGAGCTGATGCCGCGCACCGAGACCGACGGCGGAGCCGGACAGCTCGGCATGCCGACGCGCGACCGTCCGAGCCGAGCCCGCGGCGAGACCGTGTCGGCGGGCCACGACGTGAGCCGAGCCCGTCGGGAGTTGGTGCCGTGCGGCGAGACCGACGGCGGAGCCGGACAGCTCCGCATGTCGACGGGCCACCGTCCGAGCCGAGCCGGCGGAGGCTTGGTGGCGGGCAACGAGGCCAAGCGCCGAGCCGGCGGCGAGACCGTGCCGGCGGGCGACGACCCGAGCCGAGCCCGCCGGTAGCTGATGGCGAGCCTCGAGACCGGCGGCGGAGCCGGACAGCTCCGCATGCCGACGGGCGACCGTCCGAGCCGAGCCGGCGGCGGCTTGGTGCCGGGCAACAAGGCCCGCGGCCGAGCCGGCGGCGAGACCGTGACGGCGGGCGACGACCCGAGCCGAGCCGGCCGGGAGCTGATGCCGCGCGGCCAGACCGATCGCCCCACCCCAAACCACAGCATGATCGACACTCAGGCGGCCGAGAGAGCCCGCTGCAATCGCGTGCCGACCCGCCAGCAGGACCATCGCGCCCGCCAGAGCCGAATGCCGAGCGCGACTCGGCGCCGTCAAGGCGGCCGAAACGCTGTGCCGTGCCCGCACGCGCGCGCGTGCGTCGCCCGGCAGACCCTGGCCGACGGCGCCGCCGCCGACCGGGGAGAGCCCGGGGATCAACTCAAGGCGCGCACGAGCATCAAGCCGCTCGGTGCTCGCGACGCCGGTCGACCCTGGGACCAAGCAAGCCATCAGGGCGTCGTGAACGCGAAGTTCTTGAAGCGGAAGTCACCGCGGTTGTCGTATAGCCCGAAGAGGCCCAGCTCGGTGATGTCTCCGGTCTGGCCGCTCAGGCTTCCGGTGATCGTGTTCCATCCCTCGACGACGCCGGCGCCGACATACTGTTCGAGATACCCGCCCCCGAACAGCAGCACGAAACCCACTCCGCTCGCCGCATCGAGCAGATCCGTGCCCGGCGGCACGTAGACGTCCACGCTCCAGGTCGCCGGCCGCAGCGCGGCGACCGATGCGACAGGCACCAGCCAGCCGTTGGGGGAGTCGCCGAGGATCTTCCAGGCCGCATCCATCGCCAGCCACTCCGCCCCCGCGGGATCGTCGCGCGGGCTCCAGTAGCCCGGCCCATACGCCACATCAACCTCGTCCGCGAGCGCAAAGCGGGCCAGCAACCCATCAGTCACGCAGACCACCACCTCCACGAGATCCCCGTCGGCAAGCGCGATGTCCTGATCTTCGACGACGAGCGCAGTCAACACGCCGGCATCGCCGTACTGCGCTTGCCAGACCGCCCACTTATTGGCGGCGGAGGCGGCGCGTACGGCGACGCCGACGGTATCGCCGTCGGCAATGCGCAGCGCCGCCAGAGCGGACGCAAAGGACCGCATGCCGGGCAGCCCTTGGCCGCTGAGCGTCACGGCGTTGTCGGCGAGCACGTAGGTTCCGAGCTCGCCGACGCGATTGGGGAATCGCGTAGGCATCAGCTGCTCTCGCCCTCGATGCACACCGAGACCGGATCCGAGCTGATCGCCGCGGATCCGGCGGGGACGACGCGCTGGTACCACAGCGGGATCGCCGCCGGGACGGTGGTGAAGACGATGGTATCGCCGTCGGCCGGGGTCCCGCCCCAGCCGGCCGCGCGCAGCGTGAAGTAGGCCCCGCCGCCGGTCGGGTTGTTGGGCGCCAGCGTGGCCCCGAGCGCACCGGCGCCGACGACGCCGAGCGTGTCGCCCGCGACGGACAGCGCGCCGGTCGCGGCATCCGTCACGGTGACGGTCCAGGTCTGCTGGATGGCGCCGAGGTTGTTCACATCGAGATTGCCGGCCGCCGTGAAGGTCACGCCGCCGGTGGGGACGACGGCGCCGACGGAGGCGACGACGTCGTCCGGCTCGATCACGCTGGCCACCTTCGCACCGACTGACCACGCAAACTCAAGGCCGCTGGTCAGAGTGAGGGTGATCTCGTCGTCGTCGTAGACGATCGCGTCGATCCGACGGTACTCGACGTTGCCGGTTGCTTCCACGGTGGCGCGGGCGTCGATGCGGATCAGGTCGCCAACCTGGAAGGGCTTGGCGGCCATCTCGGAGAAATCCGCCTCGGTGGTGACGACCAAGGTGGTCGCCGCAACCAGCGCGGATGCGGCGACCGTGCCGTAGCCGTAGGGGCGCGCGGTGACCTCGTCCTCGGTGTCCGTCTGGGTGCCGGGGTAGAGCAGGACGTAGGAGTCGCCCGGCGTGCCGAGCTCGATGGAGATCTTGGGGTCCATCAGCGGGATATTGGCGGCGTTGCGGATGCCGATGAATGCCTTGCGCCAGTGCGTGATGCCGGATGCGCGCTGGGCTTGGGAGACGTCGGGGAACAGGTTGTTCTTGACCCCGGAGACGATCTCCGTGAGGGCCATGCGCCCGCCGTTGGCGGCCGGGGTCGAGTCGCTCTGCATGGCGGAGCGAAACCATTTGATCTCGGAGGTGAGGATAGGCATGCGGGGCTCTCTCGTGAGGAGTAAACGCCCCGGCAGGCGTCGGGGCTAGAGGGTCATCAGCTTGATGCGGCCGATGACGGGATCATCCGCGCGCGGGTCGGCGTAATCGACTAACGCGCGTAACTCCAGAGCGGGCGGGTCTTGATGGCGGAAGAGCACGCTGTAGCCGACCCCGCGCAGATTGAGCGTCATCGTCAACCCCGGGGCTGCGGCCAAGACCGCCAGGGCCTCGGCAGCGCTGCGAGCGAGCCAATGGTCCTCGGTGGCCTCGAGCGTGATCGGTCGACCCGCCACGTTGCCGCGGGGGTAGATGGTCAGCCCACCGTCCAGACGCCGGCGCACGGCTTGCGTCACGGACTGCGCGTCGAACTCGTCGATCCAACGCAGGCCGGCGGGGAGGGGGATGTGGGCAAGGAGGATGGTCATCGCAAGAGCTAGGCCGTCAAGGGGATGGCGTATGATGGGTGGCTACCGATCCCCGCGACCCTGTCCAAATAGGCCAGCGACCAGACGCCGCGCGAATACCTGCGCACATGCAGAGTGTACCCGGTAAAGTAGTCCATGGACGTCAGCTCCAGGAGGTTCTCCGGGGCAACCAGATCAGCCGCATAGCGATACACCGCCTCGAGGCGGAACTCCACCGGCGGCGCGTACGGCGGGTTGGCCGGGAACCCCTCGAACCCTTCCGGCGCGAAAACCACCATGGCCCGAGGGATCCCCGGGTTGACTGCAATCAGCTGCGTGTCTCCGATCAACGTGCCATTGAGCCTCAGCTGGTGCCAGGTGTTTTGATCCTGTCCGGTTTTATGCGCGTAGACAACAAACGCGGGCGAGCTCAGCCGCAGCGTGCCCGCGCGGACGCGCCGCCGGTCGTAGACCCACACCGCCCCGTCGGAGGGCCGATCCCTGGTAAAACGCACGCGCCCGGGCAGATCCGGCGCGCCGGCCGCCGGGCAGTTGTGCACGGCGCGCCAGGTGAGCTCGCCCCAACCCTGCGCGGTCTCCAGATATACCGGATAGTCACGCGGCGACTGCAACGCGGCCCCTTGGCGCTCCCCGATCCAGCGCTCCAGAGCTTCTTGGTCCAGCACGATCTCGTCGTCGCAGGTCGCGCTGGGCGAGACGATCCGCGCCGCGGAGGTAGAGAAGTACAGACCGTCCCCGTAATCGGGATCGGCGCCCGGCATCCAGCCGTCCGCCTCCAGCGTAAAATAGGGTGCGCCGGCATCTGTGTTCTGCGGGGCAATCTCCGCGCCGAGCGGAAACTCGCCGACCACGCCGACCTGGTCGCCGCTCACCCGCACCACGCGCACGGCAGACGGGCCGCCCAGGACGGCGAGGGTCCACTGCTGATCGATCGTACCGAAGTAATCGAGCACGAGATGCTCGGAGTCGAACCCCATCTCCCCGATCCAGGTCAGCCCGGAGTGCGCAGGCGCCGGGTCCGGCGCGTCGCCGGAGAGGCGGAACGCGTCGCCGTCCTCGCTGCGATCAGCCACGACCTCGCCGCTGCCGTCGACGACGACGACCAGCCGCACCGGCACCTGCATATCGGGGATATCCGGGCCGATCGCGCGGCAGACGAGCGGACGCTCCGTACCCTCCAGGGGCGGCGCATAGATCAGCGTCATCCGGTAGTCGGACCAACGCGGCATGAGCGCGCCGACCAGATTGCCGGACGGCAACTGCACCGATAGCGCCTCCCCGTCGACATCGATCGTCTTCGTCGCCGGCCACCACGACGCCTCGAGCATGCGCGGGCCGCCGCGCACATCCGCGACCGCCAGACTCGGATAACTCGCCGGGCTGATCCCCCACTGCACGCGATCGACCAGGTCGGTGCAGTCCGGATCCGGATCCGGCCCATCTCCTGGATCAGGCGAAAAGCGGATCTCCAACTCCCGGCTCAGACGCTGCCCGGCGGTGCTGTCGTAGCCGCGCACGCCGCGCAGGTCGGTGACCAGGCTGAAGTGCAGACGCGGGTCGGTGTCCGGATCCGCCCAGGCGGTGTCGTCCGCGGGCCTGAAGCGGGCCATGAAATGGGTCCGCATCCTCAGCCGCCCCTGGCCAATTCGCGCAGCGCCGCGGCGAGTGCGGCGGCTTGGTCGCGGGCACCGTTCAAGCGCACTTCACGGCCGCTTAAACGCAGGTTGATGTCCACGGTCTCGCGGGCGGCGGGGGCGGCGAAGGCGGGGTTCGCCGCGCCGGGGACAGGTCCGCCGGCGGCAAAGCGGGCGACCGGAGCGGTGAGTCCGCCGAGCGCGGCGGCGAGCTGCTCGCGAGGGATGGTCATCGCGTTGAGCGACTCGAAGAGGCCCTGACCCCAGCGCCCGACGGTCTCGGGGGCGAACAGGCGCTCGCCCGGCATGAGCATTGACGGGACCGGACCACCGGTGGCGAAGCGCTTGAGCAGGTCGCCATAGTAGGCGGTCGCGCGCTTGCGCAGGACGAAGCTGCCCGGACGCAGCCCGGCGGGGACGCTGTCGGTGTTGCCGGTGCCGGGGACGACATCCCAGTGCGGGGCGTCGAAGACCGGGCCGCCCGTGGCGTAGCGCCGAATGAGGCCGCCCGCGGCGTTTTGCTGGACGGTGCGCACGTAGATGGTGTGGGTGGACTGGGTGCCTTGGCGCAGGCGGTTGAGCGTGGCCTGGACCTGGCTGTCGTTGGGACGAATCGTCAGGGTGGCGTCGGTGTCGCCGATGCCGCGCATGCGGCTCTCGACCTGCTCGATGGCGGACAGGGCGGGACCGATACCCAGATCCAGCTCGACCCCGGATTCATCCTTGATGGCGTCAAGGTGGCCTTGCAGGTCATTGAGCAGGGCATCGGCCGCGCCGAGCGTGAGGCCGATCGGGATCGGGTTGTCCTCGGCGTAGCTTTGCACGTCGGCCAGGGCGGTGCGCACGGTGTCGAGATCCGCGCGCATCTTGAGCAGGTAGTCGCGCTCCTCCACCAGCGGGCGGATGGTCTCGACCAGGGCGTCGACGGATTCCCTGTCGACCCCGAGCTTGAGCGTGACCTCGCGGTCGAGGGCGTCGGCGGTGCGGTCGGCCTCGTCGGCAAGCCCGGAGAGGGCTTGTTCGCCGTCGCGTGCGGCTTGGGCACTGGCGTCGGCTTTTGCTTTGATGGCCTCGGCCTGGCCCTCCATGGCGCGCCGCTCGATCTCGGCGGCCTTACCTACCCCCTCGACCGACTCGGCGATTGCTCTGTTTTTGCTGATGACCTCGTTGCCGTTGTCATCGGTGACGGCGGAGGCGAGGCGGGCTTGGATATCGGCCGACTGCTGCGCCAGGTCCTTGGCGAGCTCGAAGTTACCCTCCAGGATCGCCCGCTCCGCATCGGCCGCCTTCTCGGCGGCCTGCTTGCGCGCGTCGTAGTAGGCGTCGACATCCGACATCGCCCCGCGCTCCAACTCGCGGATGCGGTCCTCGGTGGACATCTTCAGGCCGCGGATCTCGTCCTCGATCCGCTTGACTTCGTCCAGATGCCGCCGGCTCTCGGCGTTGAGCGTGTCGATGTGGCGGCGGTAGTCGGCCTCAATGCTGCGCAGGGTGTCGCGCTTGATCTTGAGGACTTCCAGCTCCGCGGCGCGCACGTCGCCGCCGGAGGCGCGGGCGGCCTCGATGCGGCGCCGGCCTTCCTCGTCGAGCAGACGCAAGGTCTGGCGCTGGTAGTCTTGGAGTGCGGCGAGCTTGGCGGCTGCAGCATCGCGCTCGATGGCGATGCTTTGCCGCGCCCGCTCCGCCTCGCTCGCGGTGCTGCCGGCCAGAGCGTCGCGGCGAGCTTGGGCGTAGCGCTCCGCCTCCTCGATCGCGGCATCATAGGTGCCGCGCGCAGCCTCCCCGACGGCCTTCCAGCCTTCGGCCTCGCGCTTGAGGGCGGCGTCGAGATCCTTGGCGTGCGTCGCGATGCGCTCGTCCAGCCCCGTGATGACCTGGTCGACCTCTCCGATGGTACCGGAAAGGGCGCGGGCGGCGGCAAGGCCGGCCTCGGCGGCACGGCGCTGGGCGTCGGTGAGCCCGTCGAGGGCCTGGTCGGAGACGCCGAACATGCGCTCGAGCTCCGCCGTGACGGCAGCGATCACGTCATCGCTTGCGCCGACATCGCGCAGCGCTTGGGCCACGCCGTCGACCGAGCCGGTGGCGTCGAAGGTCGCCAGCGCCAGCTCGCGGAAGCGCCCGCCCTGCTCGCGCAAGGTACCGTTGAGCTCCAGCGCGGCTTGGTTGTCGGCTTGCAGCTTGCCGCCCCAGCTGGCGAGCGCCACCGTCAACGATTGCAGCCCCGTACGGGTCGCCTCGGACTCGCCGTACATCTCGCGCATGTGGCGCGCGTGGTCGTCGACAGCCCCGGAGGCGTCGCGCCATTGCTGGGCGGCGACGGCCAACTCCTGCACCTGCAGGGCCTGCGTAGCGCGCTCCTGCTCGGCCCGCCACGCGGCCAGCGCCGCGGCATTCTCCTCGTAGCCGGCACCCAGCTCGGCAATCATGGTGCCCTGGCTGGAGAGCGAGAGCGTCAGCCCGGGCACGATCTCCGCCAGCCGCCGGGCGGCCTCGTTGTAGGCGTCGCTGCCTGGCTTGGCGCGGGCCATCGCATCGACGAGCGCCTCGACCTCCTCGACCTGGCCCTGCATGGCCTCGCGCTGCTCGCGCAAGGCCGCGGCACTCTCTTCGGCCGAGTCGCGGAACAGATAGAAGGCGGCCGCAGCGCCCCCGAGCAGAGCCAGCAGAGCCGTGAGCGGGTTGGCGAGCATCACGACCCAGAGTGCGCGCAAGGCCGTGGTGAGCGTGCCGACGGCGGCCGCCGTCTGCCCCCAGACGAGGATGGAGCGGCTCAGGGTGCCGAGCACCAGGGTGGTGATGGCTCCGGCCAGGGCGGTGGCCAGCGCCGTGAGCGGGACCCACGCGGCGTGCAGGATCCAGGCCGCGGCGGCGGTGGCCAGCAGCTCCGGCGGGACGGCGCCGACCAGGGAGGCGAGCGGCACCAGGATGGCGCGCAGCACCTCGACCCCGGCGATCAAGACATCGATGCCGAGCGAGAACGCGCGCGAGGCGCCGGATGCGGTATTGAGCTCGCCGACGAACACGGTCACGCTGTTGCGCAGCCGGGTCATGGCGTCGTCGAAGCGGGCCGGGATGGTGGCGAATTCCGCGGCAATCGTCGCGGCCTGGCCGGACAGCGCATTGACGAGCACGTCCGCGGTCAGCTTGCCCGCCTCGGCCATGGCGCGCAGCTCCCCGACCGTCACGCCGAGCCCGTCGGCCAGCGCACGGGCGAGGCGCGGGGCCTGCTCCATGACGCTGTTGAATTCTTCCCCCCGCAGCGCCCCGTTGTTGAGGCCCTGCACGAACTGGGTCAGCGCGGCATCCGCGGCTTCGGCGGAGGCGCCGGAGAGTCGCATCGCTTGGGCGGTGGTGGTGGTGAGCGCGCCCGCGGTGGTGGTGCTGTTGCCCAGATCATCCAGCGTGCGGGCAAGCGAGGCGTAGAGGTCCGCGGTGGCGGTCAGGTCCGAGCGGGTGTCGTCGGCAATCCCGCGCACCTCCTCGAGGGCCTCGCCGTAGGCTTGCGTCCCGTCGGTGACCAGGCCGACACGGGTCTGGACCCCGGAGTAGGCGTCGGCCAGTTGGGCGAGGGTGACGACCGCGAGAGCCGACGCCACGCTTGCCAAAGCGTTTTTGAGCACCCCGAACGTGCCCGCCAGGTCGTCGACGGGCTTTTTTGCGCCTTTGGCTTCTTCGCCAGCCTTCTTTGTCCCGGCGGAGAGATTCTTGGTCTCGACCGCCGCGGTGCCGGCAGCATCCCCGACGGACTCGGCCGCCTCGGCCAACTCCTCGACCCCGTCACCGGCCTGTCGCGCGGCGGTGCCGGTGGATTGGGCGGCATCGGCCAGGACCTCGACCTCGCCGGTCGCACCGTCCGCGGCGGACTCGGCACGGCGCGCGGACTCGGCCAGGGCCTCCACGCCCGCATCGGCCCGGCCCGCGGCGTCCCCGACACCGTCGGCGGCATCCCCGAGCGCGCCGATGCCGTCGGCAGCCGAGCCGGCCGCGGTGCCGGTGGCCTTGGCGGCGTCGGCGAGGTCTTCGAGCGCGCGTTCGCCTTCGGCGAAGCCCTCGGTCTTGAGCTTGAGCGCGAGGTCGAGATCGCTACCCGTGGCCATCGCGCACCATCTCCAGCAGCGTCAGGTAGAGGGACCAGCCGTAGTCGAAGACGTCGCGGTGTCCGCGCTCGATGCAGGCGAGGCAGGCGCGGTCGAGGAGCCCGGCATCGCCGTCGGCGGCACCAGGCCCGCGGCCAGCGCCTGGCGCGCGAGCCCGGCCAGCGGGGCGAAAAAACGCGCGTGCATCTCCCACCAGGCGGCGGCGATGGCCTGACACTCGGAGAGGCTCAGATCGTCCACGCACAGGCCGCCCGGCAGGATGAGCGTCTCCCCGAGCAGGTCGAGCAGCTCGGGCAGGTGCTCGCGCACCAGCTCGGGCACCGGCCGCTTGAGCTGCTCGGGCGTGGCCAGGGCGAGGATGCGGCGCACGTCGCGCACGCGCAGCTCCTGCACGCGAGCATCCCGACCCGGGTCGAGCGCGACGACGGCGACGGCGCGCATTACGCGGCCTCGACCACGGTCACGCGGTAGGGCGCGCTCTGGCCGGCGACAGTACGCATCTCGCCTTCGAGGGTCAGCTCGGCGAAGTCCTCGCCCATGAAGTCGATCGGGCTGGCGGGGGTACAGGTGGCCTCGTCGATCTCCACCTGGACGTACTCGCCGGTGACCATGTTGCGCCCGTCGAAAAGGATCTTGAACTTGACCTGGGGCTGCGTGGAGCCGGCGATCTGCGAGCCGGAGACGTTGCCGTACTTGTAGCCGATGGTGCAGGCGGTCGGCTCGGTCAGGGTGGTGCCGATGTACTTGATCAGGCCCAAGCGGTGATTGATCTCGACATCGGCGAGCGGGACCGTGACGGGGGTGGTCTCGTCGGTGGCGATCACGATCGGGCTGGTCACGTCGACATGCGGGGTGATGTTGCGCTTGGCGAGCTGCACCCAGCGACCGGGGATCAGGGTCACGTCCTCGGCCGCGGCGGCCACGGTGCCGGCGATCTGAGTGAAGGCCGAGACGGTGCCGAGCAGGGCCAGCGCCATGATTTCCGCATCGACCTCCTTGAGCGAGATCTTCAGCGAGGCGGGCTGTTTGACCGACACGCTGGCGGCGACCTGGCCGTAGGTGTCGTGGCCCTTGCTGGTCATCTTCTTCAGCTCGGTGGTCTCGGCGATTTCGAGCACGCCGAGCTCGGCCGGGTCGAGCAGGCCGGTGGAGGCGCCCGCGGCGGTCAGCCGATCCAGAAACACCTTGCCGGACCCGAGAAAGGCTTTTGAGGTGGACATGATTTAGACTCCGAGGAGGATTTCGGTGGAGAGCACGAAGGGGCAGAGCTGCGCCCCGGCGACCAGGCCGGGGTCCGGCATGGCGATGAGTTGCAGGGGGCGCAGCGCCCCCTCGGGGGTCCAGCCGAGCAGCACGGCGAGCGCCGCCCCTGCCAGCGTGCCGGCTCCGGCGCGCCCCGGCCAGCCCTCGGGGCTCGCGACGTTGCGGGAGGCCGCGACGATCAGCCAATCCTGACGCACCCGCACGGGGTAGGGTTTGCGCTTGGCGTCGAGCGCCTCCACGGGCAGCCCGCCGGCATAGATCACGTAAACGGACGGGGCACGCGCCCCGCCCTTGAGAATCGCCTCCGCGTCTTCGGCCGTGCGGATGACGGCATCGCTTGCGGGCAGCGCTTCGCGCAGGCGCGCGACCAGCGCGGGCTCGAGGGCGAGCAGATTGGGGGCGCTCATCGCGCCGGGGTGTTGCGGGAGGGCGTCATGGGCGCCAGTGTGGCGCCCGCGGGAGGTGGGATCAGCTAACCGACGTTATCCGGATCGGCCGATTAGAGCGTCGCGGCGAGCCGGAACAGGTCCGCCTTGCGATCCGTTGCGCCCACCGCAACCAGCGCGGCATTGAGGATCGGGTCGTCGTATTCCCAGGTCTGCGCCTTGTCGAGGAAGGCCAGCGCCTCGAAGTCGGCGACCGGATCCAGCGCCGCCTTCCAGGCCAGGAACGCCCCGACCAGGCCGGCTGCCTTCACCGCCCGCATCCCCTGCAGGGCAGACACGGACGTCGGCGGCTGCTCGGCGATCGCGGCAACGGCGGCGGCGCGCTCTTCCGGCGTGCCGGCCGGCTCGCGGTAGTAGTGCGGCCCCTGCGCGTCCTCGGCGAGCTGCCACGGGGTATAGCCGAGCGGCGCCGAGCCCTCGGCCGTGATGTGCCGCAGCACGCCCAGACTGGCGAGGCGGTGGATATCCTCGTTGCGGATCAGCTGAGCCACAGGGTAGCGATGCTCGTCAACAACGACGTGGGACGGCGGGGTAGCGTGGTCGTGCGTCATGAACAGCATGCGGCCTCCAGGCTGGCGCGGGTCGCCGCGGGCAAGCGCGGCACCAGGTCGGGCCGCTGCGCGTACAGCCGGCCCGCGAAATGACGAAAGGATGCGGTCGCGCGTGCGTTGCCGAGCATCGACACCAGGGCGGGGACATCACCCTCCTTCAGCCGCCGCGAGAAACGACACAAGCTATGCTTGCGCACGCAACGCGTGCGGCGCCAGGTGCGGAAGCCGACGAAGTTCACTCCGCGTCGCACGGACGCGATGGTGTAGCGGGACAACTCCAGCCCGAGCCGATCGGCAAGAAACGCCTCGATCTCCTGCAGCGCCGCGCGCGCCTGCGAGCGATCCAGATCGAACAGGATGAAGTCGTCGACGAAGCGCACATAGCGGCGAATGCGCATGACGCGCTTCACGTGCACATCCAGATCATGCAGGTAGATTCCGGCGAACAGCTGGCTGAGCAGGTTGCCGATCGGCAGGCCGCGCGGCTCGTCGTAGTCGCAGAACGCGGCCATGAGTGCGAGCAAGCGCGGATCCTTGATCTTGCGCTCGACCTGCGTCATCAGGACCCCGCGATCGATCCGGTAGAAAAACTTGCGCACATCCAGCTGGAGCGTCACGGAGTCCGGCGCGCTCGCGCGCAAATACCGCTGCGCTTGGTCCGCCGCGCGATGATGCCCTCTCCCGACCCGGCAGCCGTAGGCGTCGTGAATGAAGGTCCGATCGAAGATCGGGTAGACGACGGCATAAACGGCGTGCTGCACGATCGTGTCGCGGAACTCCGGGGCATAGATCACGCGGGGCTTGGGCTCGCGCACCTCGAACTTGCGGTAGCCGCGCGGGCGATAGCGCCCCTCGGACAGCTCGTCGGCAAGGGCGGCGAGATTCGCCCCGAGGTTGCGCTCGAATACCTCCACGGCCGCCTTGCATCGCTTGCCCGCTCGCGCCTTCAGGAAGGCGGCGTACAGGCTCTCCAAAGAGGCCACCTGCTCATACAAGCGACCGAAACGGGTGGGCATGAGAACGTTCTCCGCTGGATACTGGAGCTCAGAGGCCCGCTGATTTCGCCATACCGCAGGACAGGACCATCCCTATGTCTCCAGTCTGCCCATGTGTGGGCTATCAGGTTGGCGGGAGTCATAGTCGGACGCACGGAACGAAACCGTGTTGTTGGCATTCGTCCGATAGGTATTCCAATTCCGGCAACCCGCCCCGGCGATCGAGGTGTTGTTCCAATTGCCGGAGACCAGAAGCGCAAGGCCCATCACGTCGTGGCCTGCCCTTATTGCGACCACTGCTGACGCAGCGACCGAATCCACCCGCCGATCATCGCCCCCAGCTCGTTGACCAGGATCGAGATCGCCGTGTAGCGTCGCAGCGCTTCCGGCTCGGACCGGCCGCGCTTGTGGTGCTGAAAGTCGTAATACCCAAGCTCGAACGCCAAGTTCACCAGCGCCCGCAGCTGCTCATGCCTCACGTCCAGTTTTTGGAGGCTGGTCTTGTTGTGATAGCGCTTGCGGCACTCCACCAGCAAAGCATAGACATCGTAAGCCGCCGTTCGGATCTGCTGGCTCAGCCCGTACTTCTCGTGATGCGGGAAGTGATTCAAGTGCACGTTGAGCAGCAAAATCACCTCCCTGCATTTGAAGAAGATCGCCGCATTCGGGTCGATCGGCTTAGGCATGCGCAGCAGCCTCCATCCCGTCCGCTACCGCGGACTCTGCCCAGTCACAGTACATAGGCGGACGCACGGAACGAAAACGTGTTGTGGGCATTCGTCCGATAGGTAGACCAATCCCGGCAACCCGCCCCGGCGATCGTGGGGTTGCCCCAATAGCCGGAGACCAGAAGCGCAAGGTTGCGGCGCCAGTATTGATAGATGCCGTCATTACCGAACCGCGCGGCGCCGCCGGCACTGGCGCCGGCCGGTCGCGGGATACCCAGCGCCGTGCGCACACGCTCCAGGCCGGAAGTCGCCCCCGAAAAGACCTGCTCGGCGCCATTACCGAGACGCACCCAAGCAGCCGCATTTTCCCACCACATGGCGCCCTGCGCCCTTTCGTACAGCGCGCCGATGGTCTCTGCGGACTGCCAAGCGTCGGTCGGCCCGGCCCAGCCGGGGGTCAGTGTCGCGGTCGCCACCTCCGGCCGCAACACCCAGAGGTCGCCATTGGAGGCCGCCGCCGCGTCGACCGCCGACACGCCGGGGGTCGTCACGCCGATTGCGACCTCCCGCATGCCGCCGTTGAGATCCATGATGCCGTTGGCCTGGCCGTTGTGGGCCGCCTTGGCGGGCACGGCGCAGGATCCCGTGCGCGGCTTTGCAGCCGCACCCGCATCCCCGGCCGAGAGCCACAGCAGCGACGGCTCCGAGCTGTCGCCGAGGGCGTTGTTGTTGGCCCCTTTCGGCCAGTTGGTCAGCCCCGCCGCGTCGTACCAGGCGCACGCCTCGGGGCCGGTCGCCGCTTGCCCGTGCGCCATGGCAAGTCGGGCGAGCATCGCGTACACGAAGGCGCTGGCGCATTGCCACGCCCCGCCGCGAGCGCGGCTGAGCGTCAGCGCATCGTGATACTGGCCGACGCAGCCGGCCATTGTCTGGGAGCGGGTATACGTCGAGGCCGTCGTCAGCGAGATCGGTACGCCCTCGGCGACCGACACGCCGTGCGTGTTGTCCGCGGACGGCGAGGCCGTGTACTTGTCGACCATGACGCCGGGCTGCACGATCCCGCCGTCGATGAAGGAACGGTCGAGGATGTAGCCGTCGAGATTTGCGGACGCGTCGGACGCGTAGGCGCTCAGCGGCGCAATATCGACCGCATCGAGCCCGTACGCGGCATAGCGCGGGCTCTCGGGATGGCCGATGCGGTAGTAGTGCGCCGGCACCCACACGCATTGCGAGACCCCGTAGAGGTAATTGCCGTAGTTGCCGGACTGCGGGTCATCGTAGCCGGCCAGCGGAACAAAGCCCGCGGGCAGCAGGGCTGGCGGGCAGACGCCGACGCCGAACCCCATCTCACCCTGAACACCGATGGCGTCGAGGCGACGCGCTCCGCGAGAGCCCATGAGGCGACGGGCCATCATGCGGGCACACCCAGCACCGTGGCGCGCGCGATCACGACTCCGGCCGGCGTGGTGTTGAGGATCAGCTCGGTCAGCGCGCCGGGCTCCGGCGCGATATCGGTCACGGTCGCATCGGGCCAATACCAGGCGGCCGGGATCGGGAACAGGTGCCCGCCCGTCGCGTCCTGCAGTACGTAGCAAATGACCGAGCCGCAGACGGGCGGCGCCGGCGCGACGAGGACGACGCCCGTCAGGTCGCCGGTGAGCGTGAGCCCCCGGACCCGCCCGTCGAGGGGGAGCGTGAGCACGCCGCCGACGGGCTCGAGTGTCGCGCCGGACTCTGTGTAGGTGGCGAGTGGGTTGAGGTTTTCGGGCTGAAGCGCGGTCCCGGCCGCAGCCAGCCGAGGATCGTCGGCAGCGACGCTGCCCCAAAATCCGAAGACCTTGATGCTCATACCATCAGCTCCGCGACAGCGGGCGCATCGACGGCGCTGATCCGCACGCCCGAGACCGGGCCGGAGAAGAGGTAGAGGGTCGCCGCGGCGAGCGGAACAGCGGCGAGCGCATGCCACACGGCGGCGTCGTCCGCGGGGTCGGAGACGGTGACGGCGACGGTGACGGTGCCGCCCTCGCCAGGGGAGACGGAGAGGCTCCAGGGCGCGCCGCGTGGCGTGAGAATCAAGGACTCGTCGGCCGGGACGGTGTATCGGCTGGCGCGCTCAAGCATGGCTGACCTCGCTCGTGGCCGGCGCGGTGGCGTCGGCGCTCAGTAATCGGACAGAGTGTCGGGGCTGAACGTCGGGCTCGGCGTGCTGTGCGCGGGTGCGCCGGCGGCTCCGGGGGCGAGGACGTCCAGGATCATGAGTCCGCGCGCAACATCCCGCAGCCAGGCGTAGGCTTGCTCGTAGCGGCGCACGACCTCCTCGGAGGCTGCATCGGACCAGAGGCGATAGCGGGCGATGTCGCAGCAGACCTGCGCGAGGCGCTCCGCGGTCGCGGGGCCGTAGCCGGTCAGGGGCACGGCGTAGCGGGCGCGAAAGGCGTCGTCCATCTCCCCGCTGGCCTCGGTCAGGGCCTGGACGAGGCGGGCCTCGTCCGGGCCTTCCGCTCCCGGACCGCCGGTGAGCTGGGTGAGCTCCGGGTTGGCGGGCCGGTCGAAGCGGGCGCGGAAGGCGGCAACGTCGGCGTACATTTACACAGGGGCCTTGCGGCGGCGCTTGGGGGGCTGCATGGGCTCGATCGACTCCAGCCCCGGGCCGTCGATCTGCTCGCCGACCGGGGCGTCGTCCGGGCGCTCGCCGGTCTGCCAGCCTTCGCCCTCCCCGACCAGCGCAGGCTCCTCGGGCAGCCGCTCCAGGACCGCACCGGGCGGCTCGCACAGCGGATCCCCGTCGTTGGGCGGCAGCGCGATGATGTCTCCCGGAGACGCCACCCCGCCGGGGTGGTGGACGATGCCCCGCAGGACCCGATAGCGGGCCTGCGGGGCTGGCGCGTCGGCGGCCATGCTTAGAGCACCTTCGCCGAGACGAACGCGTCCGGCTGGTGCAGTGCGGGCAACGGGGCGGCGTGCACGGCGACAAAGCGCTGCGAGGGCTCGTCGGTCTCCCAGGTCTTCACCCAGCGCTGGGTGATCGGGGTCGGACACTTCAGGTCCGAGATCGGCCCGTAGTGGATCCGATTCTCGGCATTGCGGGTGCCGAGCACCACGCGGTCCACCGGGGTGTAGGGCGTGGCGACGCCGGTGTGGTCGGCCTGGTAGGTGCGCAGGTCCTCGTACAGATCGATCCCGGCGATCCGGCCGAAGTAGTTGATGCCCTCGATGTCCATCGCACGCAGATCGATCATGCCCGCCTCGACCCGCCGGTTGTCCAGCAGCTTGAGGATCGCCTCGTGCTTGAGCAGCGCGGCGGCGACCTCGGCGCCGATCGTGGCCATGGTGGCGGACAGGCCGGAGCTTTGCGCGATGCGGTTGCCCCAGGTGCGCAGGTTGGCGATCGGGTCGGAGTCCGCGTGGGTCCACTTCTCGGTGTCGG